GGTTGTTGATAGTTATATTGAAAACCAGACACAACTCACACAACAACAAGCACCTGAAGTACAGCAACAAGACGAAGAGGTTGACTTTTTTGTTGATCCTCAAACTGCTGTATCACGAGCAATAGATAATCATCCTAAGATTAAAGAAGCGCAAGCGTATACACAACAAGCTAAAAAGCAAACTGCGTTAGCACAACTTCAACAACAGCACCCTGACATGGAATCTGTATTACAGGACCCTAAGTTTGCTGAGTGGATCACAGGATCAAAGATTAGAACACAATTGTTTGTAAGGGCTGACCAAGAGTATGATTACGAAGCTGCACATGAATTATTTAGTAACTGGAAAGAACGGAACCAAGTAGTTCAGCAAACAGCAGAGGTTGAAAAAGCCGCTCGTAAGAATGCAGTCAAGTCAGCTAACACAGGCAACGCTCGTGGTACAGGAGAAGGAACACGCAAAAAGACTTATCGTCGTGCTGACATTATTAAACTTATGAAATCTGATCCTGACCGCTACATGGCACTACAGCCTGAAATAATGGCCGCTTATGCAGACGGGAGGGTAAAATAATCTAGGAGAATTAAAATGGCAGAAGCCACATACCCCGGAGGCAGTACCTCCATTGTAAACAAGACTAACGCGGACAAGTTTATTCCAGAAATCTGGAGTGACGAGATTATTGCCGCGTTCCAAAAGAACTTGAAGATGGCACCTCTTGTCAAGCGTCTTACTATGACAGGCAAGAAAGGTGACTTGATTCACGTACCTAAGCCTATTCGTGGCGAAGCCAATGCTAAAGCGGCTAACACTGCGGTAACCATTCAGGCTAACGTCGAAACTGAGTTGCAGATCACCATTGATCGTCACTTTGAGTACTCACGTTTTATCGAAGACATCGTAGAAGTACAGGCTCTGTCCTCTCTGCGTCAGTTCTACACTGAAGATGCTGGCTATCAGTTAGCTTTGACGGTTGACACTGATTTGATGAACGTAGCTACTGGCTTTGGTGACGGTACTCGTACTACTGCTCCTGCTAACACTGGTGCAAACTGGGTTAACAGCAACAGCTATTACTTTAACGCTGCTACAGGTCTTTCTGCTTTTGCAGTTGATACTGTAACTGACGGTGATAACTTCACTGACTTAGGCTTTCGAGAAGCTATTAAGTTGATGGACGATAACAACGTACCTATGGACAACCGATGCTTGGTGATTCCACCTGCTGCTCGTAAGTCTATCATGGGTATTGATCGTTACGTGTCCTCTGACTTTGTTGGTGGCCGTGGTGTCGAGTCTGGATTGATCGGTAACCTCTACGGTGTTGACGTGTACGTTTCTAGCAACTGTCCAGTTGTCGAAGCAGCAGGCCAGAACACTGCTTCAACTAAGGACATTCGTGGTTGCTTGTTCTTCCACAAGGACGCTATCGTTCTTGCAGAGCAAATGGCTGTACGTTCGCAGACTCAGTACAAGCAAGAGTACTTGTCTACTCTGTACACTGCGGACACTCTGTACGGTGTTCAAACTTACCGTCCAGAAGCAGGCTTCATCCTGTCACTAGTTGACGCTTAAGTTCTACGGGGGTCGCAATGGCCCCCTTTCTTTTTTGTTGTATTTTTAGGAGCAGTCTATGCCTATTTATAGAGGATCTGGTGGTTCAGGTAGTTCTAATAACAGCGCCCTTGCCAACCAAATAACTCTTGATGCAGAGGCCGCTGCTGAAAGTGCAGCTAATGCTGCCGCCAGTGCTACTTCCGCTGCTACCAGTGCAACCGATGCAGCTACCAGTGCTACCAATGCGGCTACTAGCGCAACGTCTGCGGCTACTAGTTCAGGTAGTGCTTCTACTAGCGCAACTACAGCAACTACTAAAGCTGCTGAAGCGGCTACATCAGCTACTGCGGCGGCTACGTCAGCAACTACTGCCGCTACAGAAGCAACTAACGCAGGTACGTCAGCTACTACAGCAGGCAACCAAGCTACTATAGCCACTACAAAAGCTACTGAAGCTGCGGCATCAGCTACTACAGCCACTACTAAAGCTACTGAAGCGGCTACGTCAGCTACAGCATCAGCTACTAGTGCCACTGCATCAGCTACTAGTGCCACTGCATCAGCAACCAGTGCTACAGCTTCAGCGGCTAGTGCTACTTCTGCGGCGGCTAGTGCTGCGGCTGCTGCGGCTTCTCAAGAAGCTATTGATGGTTTGTACTTAGGCGCACAGTCTAGTGACCCTACTGTTGATTTAAATGGTGATGCAGTAACAGTAGGTGATTGGTATTTTAATACTACTATTAGTAAGAGTAAGATATACAACGGATCGTCTTGGGATGTTTTAACTTCATCTGGCAGTGTAACCAGTGTTGCAGGTACAGGTACAGTTAACGGTATAACTCTTACAGGCACAGTAACAACAGCAGGTAACTTAACACTAGGTGGTACTTTAAGTGGCATTGCAGCATCACAGCTAAGTTCACAGAACATAAGCCAGTGGACAAACGATAGTGGATACCTAACTAGTTATACAGAAGCTGATACGCTTGATTCTGTAACTGGTCGAGGAGCATCTACCACTAATAGTATAACTGTAGGGGGGTTGCACGTTAACGCAACGACTGCAATAGAAATGCCTACAGGCACTGAAGCGCAAAGACCTACTGCTGTAACGGGAATGCTACGGTTTAACACAACCTCTGCTGGCTTTGAGGGATACAATGGTTCAGCGTGGGGAGCTATTGGTGGGGGTGGTGGCGCTACAGAAGATGCGTTTTATGAAAACAGCCAAACGCTTGCTGCTGACGTTATTATTGCGGCTGGCAGAAACGCTATGACAACAGGGCCACTAACTGTAGGGTCTGGACACAGCGTTACAATAGAAAGCGGCTGTCGTGTTGTAATCATTTAAAGGATTTGAAATGTCTAAGATTGCACTAAATTCAAACGCAAGTGGCTCCGGTGTTTTCACTATTGAGTCGCCCAACTCCGATACAGATCGGACATTAAATCTGCCTGACAAAGCTGGCACGGTTCAGGTCGGTGAGGGCATTGACGACAACGCTACGTCTACGGCTATCACAATTGATTCTAGTGGCAACGTAGGTATTGGTACTACGAGTCCTGCTACTTATGACAGCCGTGCAAACAACCTTGTGGTAGGTGACTCTGGTGATGCTGGACTCACTATATTTAGTGGAGCAACGAGCAATGCAAGACTGCAATTTGCTCCGTCTGGGGACACCGGACTAAACAACGGTCTCATTGATTACGACAACAACAACGATTCAATGACGTTTGCTACTGGCGGCTCAGATCGTATGCGTATTGATAGCTCTGGCAACGTAGGTATTGGTACTACGAGTCCGGTAGCAGGAACAAAGTTAACGCTTAATGACAGTGCCTTTGGTGGTATGCAATTTCAAAGCGGTGGTTCTGATTGTGGTTACATTGGCGTAAACACCAACACACTTTATATAGGTGGCGGCGAAAAAATAGTATTTCACACAGGGCAGGCACAAGCTGTTGATGGCTCAGAGCGTATGCGGCTGGACGCTTCAGGAGACTTGTTGTTAAGCAGAACCTATGGAAACCCAAATAGCTCATCTTTTGGAATGAATCTTCAAGCTGGCGGACGAATACTTGCGGCTCATAACGGCGGAGGGTCAGATACTGCTCATCAACTTTATGGTAACGCTGGGTCGGTTAGGATAATGGGCGATGGCGATCTGCGAAACACTAACAACTCCTATGGTGCGCTGTCTGATGAGCGCCTCAAGTCCAACATTGTTAATGCTTCATCTCAGCTTGATGACATCATGACAGTGCAAGTCAGGAGCTACACACTTGACTCTACTGGCGACACTCACATTGGTGTAGTTGCTCAAGAGTTAGAAGCTTCTGGGATGTCTGGCTTAGTAGACGAAGACTCAGAAGGCATGAAGTCTGTTAAATACAGTGTCCTGTACATGAAAGCTATTAAGGCTTTACAAGAAGCAGTAACACGAATTGAAACACTTGAAGCCGAAGTAGCAGAACTTAAAGCAGGAGACTAACTAATGTCTGACTTAAACGTACAAAATCTCAACAGCAAAACAGGCAACTCAGCGATTTCTATTGCTGATGACGGCACTGTCTCGCTGTCTACTGCGGCGTCTGGCTCTACCCAAACAGCTAACGCTACAGGCTCAACAACTCTGGACTTCAGCACCTATCAGAACTTTGTTTTGACGCTGACAGGTAACGTCACGCTGGCTAACCCCACGACTGAGGCAGTAGGGCAGTCAGGTTTCATCGTGATGATTCAAGACGGTACTGGTGGACGTACTGTGTCTCTTGGTACTGACTACGAGACTGCTAATGGAGCAGGGCTTACCCTGTCTTCTGCCGCAAGCACTACAGACATTGTGCCTTACGTTGTTGCCGCAGGTGGTCGCATCTTGCTTGGCGCTCCACAACTCGCGTTTGCGTAGAGGTTAGCTATGGCCTTTGGCTCAGAACAATGGATGTATGCATCGGGCTTCTATCCGCATGAGATAGGTAACTCTTCGCGTGTAAATAACGGCACCTATTACACAAGAACACCCTCGTCTCTCAGCAGTGCGGATATATGGACATGGAGTGCTTGGGTAAAAAATTGGGGCGTAACCACCGGAGGGTACTTACTGAGTGCAGGCGTTGCGAGTACTAGAGAATTTCTTATTTATTTTGACGGCACACACCAAAGACTAAACGTGTACCAGTGGAACGGAGGTATAGATCTTCAGGTGATCACCTCCATGAAGTTCCGTGACCCCTCCGCTTGGTATCACATTGTTGTAGCGGTAGACACGACTCAGGCAACAGCATCAAACAGAATTAAAATATACGTCAACGGTGAACAACAAACTGATTTTGATACTGCTCAGTATCCTGCTCAAAACGTAGGCACTCGCAATGGCACCACTGAGGTACAGGACATAGGTAGAAACGCCTACAACCAAAACGTCTATTCTGATTTCTATATTACTGAAGTTAATTACATTAGTGGTTCTCAATTAGCACCTACTAGCTTTGGCGAAACCAAGGCAGATACATGGATACCTAAGAAGTACGCAGGTAGTTATGGTAGTCACGATTACTACCTAGACTTTGCTACTAGGGCTACTAATCCTATCGACGCTTCAGGTCAAGGAAACAACTGGACAAGCGTAAACGTAGCGGCAGTGTCTTGGATGCTTGATAGCCCGACGAATAACTTTTGTACGTTGAATCCTTTGGCGCAATTTGGTTCCCCACCAATTTCAGAAGGTAATTTAAAAGTAGAACTGGCTAACGGCTCTGATGGTGTGTTTGCTTCTATTCAGCCTACTGGCAAGAAATATTATTGGGAGGCGCTTTTATTATCTGGGATAGAAGGCTATGGGGTAATGGCAAATAGCGGAAACGCCTCCAGTGCTACCAATACTCTTTACTATACAGATGGTCGTATTTATGTAGCTAACTCTTTAGTTACTAGTTCAGCGACCACTGCAACGAGCGGAGATATTATAGGTATTGAGTATGACCCTACCGCAGAGACAATAAAGTTCTTCAAAAATAATACCCAGATAGGAAGCACTTATGCCGCAACAGGCGATGGGCTACTCCCATTTGCAGGAGGAACGGGTAATGGCTCTGGCGTTAGCGTATTCAACTTTGGTCAAGCCTCTGATTTTGCTGGAAACAAAACAGCACAAGGCAACACAGACGCTAACGGGCGCGGTGACTTCTACTACGCACCAGCAGCAGGCTTCCTAGCCCTGTGTACAGCTAACCTGCCTGATCCTGTGGCGGCTATTGATCCTGCCTTAGACGCAAGCCCACAAGATCACTTTAATACGCTACTTTGGAGCGGTGACAACACTACAAGAAGTTTTACTGGCGTTGGCTTTGCACCAGATTGGGTTTGGATTAAAAGTCGGAGTGCTACTGCCGGTCATAACTTGTTCGATACAGTTAGGGGCGCGTCTAAACAGCTAAGGTCAAACGGTACAGGTGCTGAAAACACTACCAATCAATTTGGACTTTTAACATCATTTAATTCTGATGGTTTTACAACAACGCCCGGCTCATACAGTGGTTACGAAAGCGGCGATGTCAATATGAGCGGCAGAACCTATGTGGGTTGGAACTGGAAAGCTGGCGGTTCTGGCGTAAGCAACACTGACGGCACTATTACATCTACCGTGTCAGCTAATACAGATGCTGGATTTAGTATTGTTACATGGACGGGTAATTCAACTTTTGACGGTGTTGGTCATGGATTAGACGAAGCTCCTGATATTGTGTTTTACAAAAGCACAGGAACAACAGGTGATTGGTATGTGTGGACAACTGCCATTGACGGGACAGATGATTATTTAAAGTTAAACGGCACTCAAGTGGCATCGGCAAGTTCACCAGCTAACTCACTAACCGCAACCACCATTACTAATTGGAACTACAACTCAAGCCAATCGCCAGTGGCCTACTGCTTCCACAGCGTCGAAGGCTTCAGCAAGATAGGAAGCTACACAGGCAACGGAAGCGCAGACGGCCCCTTTATCTACACAGGGTTTAGGCCAGCTTTTGTGATGTTTAAGCGCACTGACTCAGAGGTAAATTGGGTAATGTATGACACATCCCGCGACCCCTATAACTATGTTGATAATACTCTGTATCCAGACCAATCTTGGGCCGAAAACCCTGCTGGTTCAGCGCTGTTAGATATTGTAAGCAACGGATTTAAATTAAGGAGTGCTGGTGGTACTGCTCTAAACACAAGTAGTGGGACTTATCTTTACATGGCATTCGCTGAGATGCCCTTCAAATACGCCAACGCGAGGTAACAACAATGGCATGGACATATAACACTAAGGTCATACGCGAAGGCAGAAGCTGGACGAATGATGACGGAATAAAGCACCCATCTAATTGGGGGTCATGGTCAGAGGAAGAGAAGACTGCGGCTGGTCTAGTGTGGGTAGATGATCCTGCTCCGTTTGACTTACGGTTCTACTGGGCGGCAGACGTACCCAAAGCACTTGATGACGTACACGAAGTAGACGAAGACGGTGAGCCATTGCTAGATAAAGACGGCGAGCAAGTTGTAACGCTGGGTCTAAAGTCTCAAGAGTGCGCCAAGGTCAAAGCACAGGCAGGAAGTTTGCTGGCTTCTACTGATTGGTACGTTGTCCGCAAGGCTGAAGCAGATGTTGCTATTCCTGCTGATGTGCTGACCTATAGGGCTGCTGTTCGTTCTTATTCTAATTTTTTAGAAGCTCAGGTTAATGCTGTGACTACTCATGCTGCTTTTGTGGAGTTGCTAGAAAACACTGAAGATGACCCTTCACCGTTTGCCTCTTGGCCTAAAGAATAAAAGGTATGGAAATGTTAGACGAACATAGATTAGATCGCATTGAGCAAAAGTTAGACAAACTAACTGAAGCTGTATCTCAAATTGCTCGTGTTGAGGAACAACTTCTATCTTTGTTCAAACGTATGGATCGACACGAAAAAAGATTAGACGATCAAGAAGATGAGCTACAACAACTAAACAACACAGTACTTACAAACACTCAATCAGTAAGAGTAGGCGAGCGTTTGGTTTGGCTTGTGTTAGCTACTGTTGCTTCTGGACTTGGATACTTACTAAGGTAATTAATAATGGCTACTATTAAATTAAAAAGAGGTGCAGGTGTCCCTTCTTCATTAGCGGCAGGTGAGCCTGCAATGGACACAGCTACAGGACGTGTTTACATTTCTAAGGATGGAAGCAATATTATTGAGGTAGGTTCTGCTGCTGCTTCTAGTAACATCACAGGTAATCTTACTGTTGGTGGTACTGCTGCTATTACAGGAACGCTTACTTCAGGGTCTGCTACTGTTGCTAGTCTTACAAGTTCTGGTGCAGTGTCAGGAACTAATGCAACCTTTAGTGGCACTATAAACGGAGTAGATCCTGCTACGTGGACTGCTGGTTATAACGATAAGATTAACAGTGCTTCTTTTGCTTCTGGTACAGGTGTTCTTTCTTTAGTACAACAAGACACAGGCTCTGTTACAGTTGATCTTGATGGTCGTTATCCTGAAGTAGCACAGGGTAGTTTTACTCCTGAGTTTACAGATGGAACAAACGTAGCTTCTGCAACTACAGCAATTGGAAAGTATTTTACGTTGTCTTTAAACGGAACTGCTTACGTGTCTTATGTAACTATAGCGTTTTCAGCTATTAATACTACTGGATTAATCAGCGGAGCTAATGTTGTTATTAAAGGTTTACCCGCTGCTGGAGTTGTTGCAGGGACCGATAACGTAGGATATGAGCAGATAACTTCTTTTTGGCAGAACATAGCAGGAATACCAGCAGGAGGCCAAGTAGGAACACAGTACGGAGGTAATGTTGGTCACTTTAAAGTTAAGATATGGGAAGCTACTGGTCAAGCTACTGCTAATGTATCTAACTTTAGTAACTCAAGTGTCTTTATTCTTCACGCGATAATGCAGGGTTAATATGTGGCAAGCACTTTTATCGCCTATTACTACTTTGCTTGGGCAAGTACTCAAGAACAAAGCTGAAGAGAAGAGCGCCATACACGAGGCTAAACTAGAGGTCATTAGAAACACAGCCTCTTGGGAACAGCTAATGGCTAGTGCTAGTGCTACCTCGTGGAAAGACGAATGGTTTACGTTGTTACTCAGTGCGCCTATAGTGGCGCTTATGTGGGGTATAGGGATGAATGACTTAGAAGTACTAGACCGTATTGGTCTTGCCTTTGAAGAACTCAACAGGCTACCTGATTGGTATCAGTACTTGTTATTCATGGCTGTATCTGCATCCTTTGGTATTCGTGGCGCTGATAAGCTGCTTGCGTTGAAGGGGTCTAAGTAATGGATGAAGATTTTTACACCACTGGTTTAGAAATGGACCCTGACTTAAACTTAGGTTCTTTTAACTTAGGTAGTGTAGGTGGTATTGATCTAAGTGGTATTACAGATAATAAGCCTAGCCCTGTTGTACAGGGTGAAGATGGTAACATGTATCTGTCTAACGCCTATTATACTCCTAGTGGTTGGAGAACTGATCCAGACTTTAGTACGCCTGTGTATTACTTTGCTCAACCTTTAGAGCTAGGAGAGCCTAGAGAAATTTACTACTCCGTTGACGATGAAGACGGATCAGTAACTCAACGTGGTGCTTGGAGAACAGAAGAAGACATTAAACAGTACTGGGACGCCGACCAAGGTATGGGCTACTTTAAAGAAGCTAACCCTAATCTTGATTGGGATACCTATTGGAACTTTATCCAAGAGTCTTCTGCTTTAGATGCTCAAGGGTTAAACAACGTAGATAATCCAGATGAGTATAACGCACTAGTAAACAAGTATGGGTTTAACACCAGTTACCAGAATAACGATGGTGACATATTCCAGTGGAACGGTTCTAACTTTACTAAGACATTTAAAGTAGACGATAGTTTTGATGTTGGCGGTTTACTTATGAATGTAGCTCTTAGTGCTATGACTGCGGGAGCGGCTAGTTTCTTGGCAGGACCACTACAAGGAGCCTTGGCTAATGCGGGTATAAATATATCTACGCAAGCAGCTAATAGTCTTATTACAAGTGCAGTTCAGATTGCTAAAGATGGAACAGTAGATTTAGGTACAGCGTTTAGTTTGGCTGGTGCTGCTCTACCCGGAGGTGAAGTAATATCTCAGTCTACAGCAGGACAAGATGCCGTTAATGCAGTCGTTGGAGTTTTAACAGACCCTAATAGTTACCGAACTGAAACTAACAAAAACGGTGGTGTAACAGTTGTATGGCAAGGACATGGTGGTACTGACGTATTAGGTAACCCTGTTATTAACTTACCCGGAATAGTTGACCCAACCTCTACAACTCAAGGCGGTGGTGGAAGTTCTGCTCCTACTACTGCATCAACTACTACTGCACCAACTACTACTGCATCAACTACAACTGCACCAACTACAACAGCATCAACTACTACTTCATCAACTACAACAGCACCAACTACAGCTACGACGGGTCAGTCACCTCAGTACTATGAGATTGACGAAAACGGTGACGTTTATATTATTAAGCCAAATACAGGTGGTTGGAACGAAGATGGAACATGGGGTGGAGAATATCGCAAAAGTCCCGTTGGTAACGTTAACGATGGAAGCGGTAATTGGTACGAGGGCGCGGCACCCGGTTCATATGGTGAGCATGGTGAGGTAATTATTACGCGTACTTCTACTCCTAGTACAACTAGTGGTTCAACCTTTGGAGACTTTTACGGAGTTCTTGGTTCTATTTATAATCCTTATCCAACAGACACTACACCAGTTCCTCCTAAAACTACTACACCAACAGCTACTACTGGTACAGGAACTACTACTACTGGTACAGGGACTACTGCTACTGGAACTACTGGTACAGGAACTACTGGTACTACTACTACTGGTACAGGAACTACTACTACAGGAACTACTACTACTGGCACAGGAACAAGCGGTACAGGGGCAACGGGTACAGGTACTGGCACTGGAGAAGGTACAGGTGAAGGAACGGGAGAAGGAACGGGAGAAGGAACAGGCGAGGGTACAGGAGAAGGAACAGGCACTTCCGCACCAGCAACAGCAATGCCAAGTAAAGGGATGTTTAACCCTATGCCTGTTTACGGTATAGGTTATGAAGATACTCCTCTTGTAGGAATACAACAAGAGCCTAAGAAAGATTACGTAGAAGAGCTAGACAACCTTATTGCTAGATCGTTTGAAAGAAGAAATAAAGGAATGTTTTCATGAAT